CTATTCTAATCGTATTACACCTACAACTAAGGCTATTCCTGTTATATCTTCTTTAGGAACCTCAAACGCATCATAGTCTTTGTTATCAGAGATCATACAGAGTTTATCTTCAATGCTTCCTTTTTTTATTCTTTTAATGATGATACCTTGTTCTTTTGTGGCGATCACGTGGGTTTTGTTCCATTGGATAAAAGAATTTTCATTAATTACGGTGCAGGCAACCACATCGCCACTGTTATATTTTGGGTACATAGAAGATCCTTCTACTTCTATCATAAAATCTACCTTCTTATGTTTGAATTTTGGAATGATATAATAGTCTTTAACGTCTCTTTCTTCGATTGCAAATGAATTGTTACCAAATCCACCAACAGCAGTAACAGAAACCAATGGAATAGGCTTTAAATTTCCATAATTGGCCTTGCTTTCTTTTACAATGACTGCTTGGTCTTTTTTTAGCATTTCGCCCTGGCCAGTTATTAACCAATTTGGATTTACATCAGGAATTAGCGACAATATATTTTCTATCGCAGTTGAATTCAAAGGCGTTTCTTTGGCTTTTCCTCTAAAACTAGCGGAAGTCATTCCAATTTTTATATAAAATTCTTCTTTCGGAAGCTTCTTATTTTCAATTAATTGTATAATTCTTTCCTTTATCATTGTAAATTTATTTGCGTTTTATTTGTTTTATCGAAAATATATTTTCTATATTTGCTTCAAGATTGAAACAAAAAAGACAATGGACAAACCTACAAAAAAAAGACAAAGCTACAATACAGCAGTAGTAAATATAATTTCGGAAGAGTTTGGAGTATCAACTCAATTTGTTCGACAATGCATTAGAAAAGAAAAGCACAGTTTAACAGCTGAAACAATTAGGAATAAATATCACGAGTTAGCAAATCCCTCTATAAAAGCTATTGAAAACTTTAAAAATCAACCAATATGAAAAAATTAATCCACAAAATTTTAAAATTCAAACGATACACTTCGTTTGTGTTTGCCGACAAGAAGATCAAAGAGGAATGGACGCTTTTCAGCACATTCAAATTTTCAATTTATAAAACTGCTTAAAATGAAATTCGAAAATATTATTCCACCTATTGTTTTTACACTCCTCAGTATAATGGCAATTGTATCATTTATGATGTTAATAATCTCTCAGTATTATAGTCTGAAAACGCAAAGCGTTCAACTAAAAAATGAGCAATTGGAAACTAAAACTATTGAACTTGAATATCAAGCTGTAAAACTTAAGTATAAAGAATACTTAAACAATAACTAATCCCAAACGGTTCTTCAGAGGTTCGATTCCTCTGTTGGGAACAATTAAAACCATTTAAACCCCGTTTAAATAATGTTTGAATACTATAATAACACGCTTTGCGTTAAAGGAAATTCATTGGCTGAACTTGGAGTTGTAACTCTTAGCAGTTTGAAAGTTCTTACGCATCGAGGCAAAATAAAAAAAGCACGTTCGGCACGAGGTCTCGGCAGTTGCGCTTTGTATGTTTACGCTTCTCTTCCAGATCGTTTTAAGAATATTATCGAGCATGAGCTTGGTATTAATCCTTACGAGGAATCTAGCGTAATAAAATTTTCTGATTATCTGAAAGCAGATGAAACCGCTCTAGCTTATTTCTCTAATTATGAACTTGAGGATGGACGTTATCTTTCAGAAGCCAATTCAGAAGCTGTTGAAGAATATACAGCCAATGCTTGCGTATTAAATGCAATTCATAGCGTAATTGAGAAAATATTCAAAGCTAATCCAAGAATAAACAAAGCAGAATTGTGGGAGAAACTTGCAAAGTCTGTTGAAAATATTGATGCAGATTTAAGAAGCTACTACCCTTTTAATCTTCCAACCAATCCAAGAGCATTAAGAGCAAAATATGAAGCTTGTATTTTGGAAGTTCCCAACGAAAGATATAAAAGACCTGGTCTCGAAGGATTAATCCACGACAATTGGTGTAATAAGCACTCACAAGTGATCACAGAAACAATTGGTAAGTGGTTAATTGTACAGTATGGCATGCCTGTTAAGAGAAGTATTCCAGAAATACACCAAATTTATGAGAATAGCAGGTCGTTAACTGGCTTTCCTCGTCTTTCGGAGAGTTCTATCTATAATTTCCTAATGAAGCCCGAAAATGAGCGTATTTGGAAGGAGCAGCGTGAAGGTAAAGATGAATACGAAAAACGATTCGGTCATACTATTAAGAAAAATAAAGATGTTTTATTCCCCAATGCTCATTGGGCGATTGACGGAACTAAACTAGATGCGGTTTACCAAGATGAAAACGGTAAAATGGTTGCAGATAGAAATATAGATGTTGTTTGGGATGTACACAGCGAAACTATTTTAGGATTCTCATTTTCTGATACCGAAAACCATACAGATCACTTTGTTGCTCTTCGTATGGCAGTGAATAAAGCTTGTGCAAAACCTTACTTATTTACTTATGATGCGCAGTCTGGCCATAGAACCAAAAAAATGCAAGAATTATACAGTAATATAGTAGCAACTGGAGGGACTCATTATCATCATAAAGTTGGTAGAAAGTCAAATCCTGCTGAAGGTTTATTTCACAGGTTACAGCAATTTGCTAGAAGTCGCTTTTGGTTCTTTGATGGTCAAAGTATTAAATCTAAGCAAGATTTGTCTAAAGCAAACTTTGACTTTATCAAGAAATATAAAAAAGCACTTCCAACCAGAGAAGAACTTTACAAACATTGGTTGGTGTTGGTAAATGAATGGAATAACGCCAAACATTCCCGATACAACAAGACAAGGAGTGAAGTTTACAATACAAAATCAGAGTTCACACAGGAGCTTGATCCTTTAGAACAGATTTCTATGTTTTGGCTTAATGAAACAAAACCTAAGAAATATTATCCTCATGGAATGCCTCTTACTGTTGGAGGAATTGATTATGATTTTGAGGTTTTGGATGGTTCTGGAAATATTGATTTAGAGTTTAGAAGAAAATATGTTAACACCAAGTTGATAGTTTCGTATGATCCAGAATACTTAGATCAGTACATAAAACTATACGAGCTTAACGAAAAAGGACAAAAGGTTTTCGTTGCTTATGCTGAGAAGAAGCGAGAACATATTCAAATTCCAAAACTATTAACCGAAATAGGTAGCGAAAAAATGCGACAGGATTTATTGGTTAAGGAAGAGGAAAGACTTCGAGATAATAATACATATCAAGAATTTGCAAAAGAGTTAGGATTATCTGTAGAAGATTTAATTGATGAACAAAATGAAAGAATCAGTGACAACAACTGGGAACTCAAAGCAAAACTAGTTGCCTACGGCACCAAAGAAGAACAAATTCAAACAAACAGAAAAGTAAAAATAATGTAATATGAATCAGAAAGAGAAAATAGCAATCGTAAATCTACTCCGTGCTTTTGTAGATAACAAAGGAAGCCAGAACAAAGCGGCGGCCGCATTAAAAGGAGCTTCCACCGCCGTAGTTTCGCATTTATTGAGTGGAAACTGGGAGCCTTACTCAGATGATATGTTTAGAAATATTGGAGCACAGGTAGGCTACAATAATCGTGAGTGGCAATTTGCCGAAACAAGCAACTCAACTAAGCTACTGGAAGATTTATTGGATGCAAAACAAAACGCAAAAGTTTTATCAATCGTAGCTCCTGCTGGAAGTGGAAAATCTGAAACCACCAAGAAATTTGCAGCAGAAAATAAAAACGTCTTCCGTATTGAATGCGGACAATATTGGACGCCCGATTTTTTCCTTTCAGAAATTATACAAAAAATAGGGATTCAAAGCAATAGTACTAGAGTGCCTTACATGATGAGAGATATTGTTTCCGACCTGCTAAAAAGACAATCTCCAATGATCATCATTGATGAAGTGGACAAAGTGGATGACAAGGTTCTTGCCTTTCTTATCACTTTTTACAATGAACTTGTTCCACACTGTTCTATCATTATTTCAGCAACTCATTATTTAATCAAGAGAATTAATGACGGCGTAAGACTTCAAAAGAAAAGCTACAACGAAATAAAATCACGTTACGGTAGATATTACGAGTTCGAGCCCACTTCTGGCAAAGATGTAAAGATTCTTTGTGAAGCTCAAGGGATTACAGACTCTCAGATTATAAACTCCATTTCTAGAGATTGCAAAGGAGATTTGAGGATTGCAAGGGATTTAATAATGGATGAGTTAAGAGCGAATAATAAAAAAATCACAGCCTAATGCAATACAGATATCACCCAGAAATTGAAGGTTTGAAAACAAATGAAGATGGGTCCAGTGTTTTTCTAAATGATGCTCCTGTTGTTATCAAAGTGCGAAAAAGCGGAAACCATCCATTCAGATACATCTATTTAAAAGGCAATGTTATTGGAATTGCAAGACTAGTACTGGAGTGTTGGGATGGAATGCCGCCAATACCAAGATTAACAGCAAAGCACGTGGACGGAGATTATACCAATTACCACTACTCCAATCTTGAATGGGGAAATGTTGGCGGAAATCCAACGGTTAATAAATTAAAAAAATCCCAAGTAGAAGAAATATTGCAAAAACACCAAGAAGGTATTGGTGTGTGTGAACTAGGAAGGCAATACAAGGTAAGGCATTCTACAATTCAAAATGTAATTAAGAATCACAAAAAAGAATAATTAATAATGGCGAAAACGCTGAATGTAAAGACATTTTTAACAAAGAAATTTGATTTAATGCCTTTTGATGGTATTTGGAAAAACTCCTTCGGAAGACCAAGCAAGCAAGATAGCATGATGATTTATGGAAGCTCTGGAAGCGGCAAAACGGAACTAGCAATGCAATACGGCAGATATCTAACCAATTTTGGTAAAGTCTTTTACAACTCAATTGAGCAAAGGGATAGTTTTACGTTACAGCAGTCATTAGAAAGAAATCAGATGGATTTGGTTGCAGATAAATTTCAAGTGGTTACAGGCGCTCAACTTCCAGAACTCGCAGAAAGATTAAGGAAACAACGCTCCGCAGATTTTGTCATTATAGACTCCATACAATATCTAGAAGCCAACAAAGCCGAATATTTTGAATTCAAAGAAGAGTTTTATAAAAAGAAAGGTCTCATCTGGATTAGTCAAGTCAACGGAAAACCAAAACTTGAAAATATAGACGACAAAATCAAAGGAGCTTTAGCCAATACCATTTGGTACGATGTAGATATTCAAGTCCCCGTGGTAGGCTTCCAAGGATTTCCACAAAAAAGACTCAACGGCGGTGAGGAAGCATTCATAATAAACCACGAACGAGCAACCAAATATTGGGCAAAAATTAAATAAAAAATATGAAAATAACAGCATTACACTTATTACATACACTAGCATTGGATAGTATAATTGGCTTTCTTTCTTGGTATGAAAGAACTAGCATTCATTTGTTTTTGAATAATAAAATTTCGCCAGATGAACTTTCAGAAAACATTACTGAATTAGCCACTATCATTATGCTTCACAATATCACGGCTCCAAATATGAAGTACGGACACGATAGACTTCTCTACTATGAAGAAAACAATAATTGGATGCCAATTGAAAATTACTTCGCAAATAATCCAGAAATACTACACAAACTAAAAGAATTAACAATAAAAAACGAAACATTATGAGTATAGACATCACACAGCTTACTTCCGAGCAAAAAAAAGCGTTAAAGGCTGAATTAAAAGAACAAGAAAAAGCCGAAAAACAAAAAAGGACAGACGATTTACAAAGCTTCAAAAAACTTTCTGAAGAATATGTAAATAAAAATATTGATCCTTTGGTTCATCATCATGAAATAACAGAATGTTTAATTGAGAAACTTTGGAAAGATTACGAAACAATAAGACAGTTGAAAGCTGAAATCTATGGAACAAAAACCAACGACCAAGATAGCCATACTTCTACCTTAGAAAATGGTTCTGCAAGTATAACAGTTGGTTGGAATGTAACCATTGGATTTGATGGCACTGAATCCGCAGGAGTTGAAAAAATTAAAGATTTTATTAACTCGCTTTCCTCTGATGAGGAAAATGTGAAAAAACTTTCCGCAGCGGTTAATACCTTCTTAAAACCAAATGCTAAAACAGGTATGCTAAACCCATCGAAGATTATTGAGCTATCAAAATTGAAATCAGAATTTAATGATGAACGTTTTGATGAAGGTCTTGAAATTATTTTTGAAGCTCAACAACGCCGCCAGAATTCAATGTATGTAAGCGGTTGGAAATTTGTGGAAATAGACGGTAAACCAAAGAAATTAGAATTCAGATTCACAGTGTAAACAAATCCTAATTAAAACATCAAACAAATGGCAACAACAAAAAAATTGATGACCTTACTTTCAAAACAAGGTCTAACGAATCAAAGAGCGGATATTATCGCAAACTTTACCAATGGCAGAACTACAAGCGTGAGAGCTTTGCATCCTTTTGAAATAGACAAGCTTTGCAACTTCTTTGAAGCGGAACAAAAAAAGATTGACCGAGATCTAGACAAAAAAAGAAAACGTGTTATCGCTGTACTATTTGGAATTCACGAGAAACTTAACAAAAAAGTATCTATGCAGTATGTGAAAGGCATCGCCTGCAAAGCTGCAAAAGTGGAAGATTTTAACAAAATACCTTCTCACAGATTAGATACTCTATATGCCGCCTTTCTTAAACAAGAAAAAGACCTAGACTTTTCCAATAGATATGTAAGCGGATTAATTAACGAAGCGGTTTGTTACAACTAATGCTCAAGAAAAGAAAATCAAAACTGACTGATTTATTTCCTGAAAGAGAATCACTCAGAAATCAGCCACTAAAAGTTAAAATCAAAACAAATACAATTAAACAAAATGGACACATTACAAATTACAAAAGAAGCAGCGCAAAAAGCGCATGAAAATGCTAAAAACAGCGGAAAAGAACTACTAGAAAATCTTTTCGGAAAGAAAGTTTTCCAAAAGAACATCATGGATAGAATCAAAAGTATTGATGACGTAATTAAAGGCCTCGGAAACAATGATTCTGATGTATTGGATTATTTGGAGCTTCAAAAATTAGACATTGCAGATCATATTTTAGCCAATCAACAATTAGTAATTATCACTAAAGCTCTAAATGAAGGTTGGACGCCCGATTGGGATAATGGACAATGGGATAAGTGGTTCAACTGGTTCTATGGTGGTTCGTCCTCGTCTGGTCGGTTCTCGTTCTCCTTCTCCGATTATCAGTACTCGTTTTCGCTTTGCGGCTCTCGCCTTTGCTTTAAATCCAAAGAACTTGCACAGTACGCAGCGAAACAATTTTTAGATACTTACAAAAGAGCGTTCACAATTTAATATATAGAAACAATGGAAAAGTCTTTTGAAGAATGGTATGATGCGTTTGTCGAATTTGTTCGAGGATTAGGATATCATGGATTTATTGACAAGGATGCATTTTTAGAAGATTATGAAATAGGAGCTGAACCTATGGAAGCAGCAGAAATTTTTGTGAAAGAAATTAACAATTAAAAAAAATAGAAACAATGGCAAACATTAAAGAAAAAGTAAAAAGTTTTGAAGACGCTTGTAGCGTTTTAGGTATTCAACCAACTACACCTGATTTTTCATTCTTAGAAGAAAAGGAGCAAAAAGCGCATGAAGCGCATTTCAAATTAGTAATTATTGCTAAAGCTCTTAATGAAGGATGGACTCCAAACTGGACAAATGGAAAATCGGATAAGTGGTTTCTATGGTTTGATTTTAATACGGATAATGAGAAAGGTTCGTCCTCGTCTGGTCGGTTCTCGTTCGACGGCTCCGTTCTTCAGCGCTCGTATTCGGATTGCGGCTCTCGCCTTTGCTTCAAATCGTCAGAATTAGCAGATTATGCCGCAGAACAGTTCTTTGATTTGTACAGAGATTACTATGTAATTGAGGATTAATATGGAAGTTCTTCTCTTCTTCATCATTTTTATATTGGTCACAGGCCTATTTGATGATAAAAAATAAAAAATAGGTTGTGTGATGTTTGGGTTTTAGTTCGTCCTCGTCTGGTCGGTTCTCGTTCAACAACTCCGATAATCAGAACTCGAATTCGAATTGCAGCTCTCACCTATGCAAAAAAAAATAAAACATCACAAACCTTAGCTCTCGCTAAAAAACAACAAACTTTCCAAAAGGCGTTAGTAGGATTTCCGAAAACGACTTTTTTAAAAGCAAAGGAAATTGATATGAAAAGAATTAACAATATATTTCAACGCATAATAAGTATTGAAAACTTGATGATTGCGGATGAAAAAGCACAAAAAGGCAAGGCAAAACAATACGGTGTGGTTCTTCATAACAAAAACAAAGAAGAAAACATCTTGAAGCTTCACAATATGCTGATTTCAAAAACTTACAAAACATCGGAATACGATATTTTTAAAGTTCATGAACCCAAAGAACGTGAAGTTTTCCGACTTCCATACTTTCCCGATAGAATTTGCCATCATGCGATAATGAACGTTTTAGAACCTATTTTCGTGGCGGTTTTTACGGCGGATTCTTATTCTTGCATCAAAGGGCGTGGAATTCACAAAGCATCTTTCAATCTTAGAAAAGCATTGAAAAACGTTGAAGAAACTACTTACTGCCTAAAGCTTGACATCAAGAAATTTTATCCGAACATCGACCATGACATTTTAAAAACGTTACTACGAAGAAAGTTTAAAGATAACGACCTGTTATGGCTACTTGATGATATTATTGATTCTGCACCTGGTCTCCCAATTGGAAATTATTTGTCTCAATATTTAGCCAACTTTTATCTAACATATTTTGACCACTGGATAAAAGAACAATTGAGAGTAAAGTATTACTTCAGATATGCCGACGATATCGTGATTTTACACAAAGATAAAGACTATTTGCACAGGGTTTTAAATGTTATTAAAGACTATTTCGATTTGAATTTACTTCTTGAAGTTAAAGACAATTGGCAAGTCTTTCCAGTTGAAGCTCGTGGAATTGATTTCGTTGGATATGTTCACTTCCACACTCACGTACGACTACGGAAAAGTATTAAAAAACGTTTTGCGAGAATGCTTAAAAGAAAACCTCGCAAAGAGTCAATCGCATCGTACACAGGCTGGACAAAGCACTGTGATTCAAAAAACTTAATGAAAAAACTAATACCCGAATGTTCAACTTTAGCGACTTTAAAATAAAGCCAAAGGAAAACACATTTATAGGCAAGAAAATGGACGTTGACGATGTCTTGAATATTGAAATAGCAGTTCTTGGTTTTGAAATCAAAGATTCAACAAAGAAAGCAGGAACAAAGTATCTCACTTTACAAATTGAAGTCAACGAAAACAAACGAGTGGTTTTTACAGGATCAAAAACATTAATGGACTTAATAAGTCAAGTTCCTAAAGATGGTTTCCCTTTCAAAACCACAATTAAAAAGAATGACAAACGATTAGAATTTACGTGATATGAAAACAATTAGTAAAAGAGTCCTTAGAAAAAACCAAAACTATACATCTGGTTTTGATATTTCTTCCAAAGAATTTGAAATCTTGAAACAGCAAGAGTTTGAATGTTGTAGATGTTCTGCTAACTTAATTAAAAGTTATGATTTTCCAGCATTTGAAGAAAAAGAAGCCTATTGTGAAGAATGTTACATAGAGTATTTCTACACTGTTTGTGAAGTCTGTGAGAATAACTTTCCGAATATAGATTATCCAAATGAGGAAGAACATATCTATATTAATAAGGGACTATCAAAGATTACAGGTTATGAAACTGGGATATATAAAGTTTTAAGTAAGCCTTATTTCTACGGAAGTATCGTGACGGGGTTTGATGCCTTTTTTGACAACTCATTACAGTTGATAAAATCTATTGATTTAGACATATACTACAATTTTCTATATCGAGGAAAGTATGAAATTAAAAGCGGTTGCATTTGCCCCGATTGCGTAGAGAAATTTACCAATAAAGGATATGTAAAACCTCAGTATAATTATAATCTGATGACAGATAGTTTTAAAATAAATCCTCATAAATCAATTAATATAAGAGCTTTAATTAAAGGAGCAAAAATATGAATACAGAAACCATCACTCCCGAAATAGAAATCTTAAACCTTCTTAATGAATTGGCAGGTAAAAGATTTAAGCCGATAAAGAGCAACATCACACCAATATCGGCAAGACTGAAAGACGGTTATACAATTCAAGAACTCAAAGAAATTGTACAGGTAAAAACACTAGACTGGAAGAATAACGAGGTAATGAACCAGCATCTTTGTCCCACTACTCTCTTTCGACCCAGTAACACCGAGAAATATTTGAATTTCATTTTAGCAATCAAAGAAAACCCAAAGCAATATGCAAAATACTTCGCAAAGCTTAATAAAACAAGAACCTCAGCAAACAACACTGATGACCTTACAGCAATGTACGGAGATTAAACAGGTTTTCAATACGCTTGTAAAATTGGAACAAAATCTAACGGTTACTGATAGTATTAAGAAAAGTCCGCTTATTGTAACTCAAGGAAGTAAAGTAGATGTAATAAAACAGATTATACGAGTGATTGAGTTTTTCCTTGAAGTTACAGGCAAGGAACTGGAAGGCTACCAAATTCAAATCCTTGCAGGTGATCTTTATGAGAAGTTTAAAACTGATTCTTTAGATGATCTTGTATTAATGTTCAAAATGGCAAGACAGGGCGAATTTGGTAAGGTATATAAGTTTGATACTTTTTCGATAATGGAATGGGCAGATAAATACCTTGATTATAAGTCAGCTACTCGTGAGAAACTAATTACTCAAAGAAGAAAGGTTAAAAAACCTGAAACGACCAATGGGAAATACTTTCACGAGCTTCCGCAAGAACTGCAAGAAAAGTTTAATGCGATTGGGAAATCTGCGTTTGTTCCAAGAAAAGCAAGAGAGCTATTATCTACAGAAAAAATGCACAGAGACCTACAGAAAGAAATTGACAAAAAAGAAAAGAAAAAGAAGAAATGATTCACCTCACCGAAATAAAACCAGACCTCATCAAAATGGAAATAAAAATGCACTTGCCACAAATGGACGTTATCAACTTTCTACAGAAGAAAGGTTATGAAGTGAAAGCTTTTTTCTTTGTAGTTCCAGCTAGTGAAGAATTTTTAATCTCAGAACCTGCATTTTCAGTAAGCAGCTTTACAGCGACAAAAGATGGAGAACTGCAAAGCGAGGAAACCATGTATCTGAATGTTTTTGAAAAGGAAATTAAAAGCTTTTTAAGTCTAACAAAATAATTCTTTGACTACTTTTATAAACGCCTGCCGAAAGGCAGGTTTTTTATTATCTTTAAACCTTTAAAATTTATATTATGAAAAAAATATTATTCTTTTTACTTATCTCAAATTTTGCTTTCGCACAATTGTCACAAGATAGTATACAAAATATGGCCAAATCTTATTTTGAAACTAAATTTGTGCAAGAAACTTTCAAAGACCCTTATAGCTATGAATTAAAAAAAATATGGTCTGAACCGATTACAAGAAATTCAGATTTAATAAATAAAATCACCCAATTGGAAGTTATTTTAAACAGTCCTGCCTTTTCAAAAAAAGAAAAAAAACAATTTGGTGAAACTTTAGTAAAACGCCGAGAAGAGCTTTCAAAACTATCATCTAAAGAAAGTGAAATCATTGTTGCGTATTCTGTTTATTTTGACACTTATGGAGCGAATAGTCTAGGAAACAAAGTACTTGGAAAATACACAATGACTGTAGATAGTAACGGAAGTATTTTAGGAAAAATTGTTAAACTAAATTAGAATATTACCAATAAGTTTTACCACAAAAAGCCCACTTAATTGTGGGCTTTTTTATAATAATCTTCCACTATTCTTAAGTTTTCTTCTGAAAATGGAATAGCAAAAAAATCGTTAACATCAATTTTAAAGTATTTTCCGACATTATTTTGAAATTTCTTTTCAATCCGAGGAATAATAAAATCATTGGATTGACGTAAGCTTCGCGTTTTTCTTACACATGTTCTATCGTTGAAATTGTTTGGTGGGAATAAATAATTAAGAAGGTCATCATCAATATTTAATACTAAATCTTTTAATTTGATTTCGTCTGCAGTCGTTAAACTATCTATTATAATATCAAATTGAATTTTTGGGAAAATATCTTTAGTCAATATAATATCTTCCCATTTCTCGCACATTTGCAACACATTAAAAGCGGTTTCATATTCTTTTTCTAATTGTTTTCTATCAAATTCAATATTTAGAAGTCTCATAAAATCATGAAACGTCCCATGATTGTATCTGTTTTTTATATACGCTTTATTAACTAATTCAAAATCAATAAAAGTTTTACAGCAATCAAATTTATAATAAAATCTATCATAATACTTTGATAATGAATCACTGTTATAATCTATATGAATTTCCATACTTCAAAAATAACAAAAAACGCCAACTTGCTTTAAGTCAGGCGTTTTTTTATTTTTGTGCTTATGCAGCAATCAACCGTTTTAAAAGGACGTTCTTCTCTTCATATCAACCGCCGAAATCATCGATTGTCGGCACGGTTTTATTGGTATAGTTGTATTGTTGGTTTGAAATTCTCAAAGTGCTTAGAACTGCTTGATCAAGAGTTCGATATTACAGAATCTACCATTTGCGATTTGCTTTCAGAAAACTCTGATATTGTCTCCAACCTGGAGCGCAACAATATCACCGAAAAACAACTCTCACAACGCTATCCTTTTATGAACTGGAAGTATCTTCACGCCAGCTCGTCTCAAAAGTCATTACAGCTGTCTTTAGACCTTTTCTCAGCGTAACATCTCGGATGCTATTTCGGGTAAAACTATCAAAACCATTAGCTTCAAAACCTTGTAATTTTTTATAGATTTTTTCGGATAAATCCAAATACCTTAAGGCAAATTCTTGTGTTTCCTTTGGGGCATTTCCGTTGCTTTCTCCAGCCATTTTATAGACAACAGTTAATTCCATTTGTCCAGATAAGATTTGAAAGACATCTTGTACATCATCAATCGTTTGCGAACTTAGATTAATGAGAACGGCGGGATAAGATAGTGGTGGTTTTTCTTCTTGAAGTTGTCCGTAGTTGAGATCAATATATTTTATTTCGGTGATTTCTGAAAACAGTTCTAGCAACTGCAAGTATAGTTTTTTCATGGTATTAATTTTAAATAGTTTTCATTCGATTTCTTATGTGTGCTAAAGTTTCACGTCTTATTTTGGCTCGTAAATACGGCGATTCAGATTCATGTCCGATAAATTTTCGTTTGGGAATATTTTGTTGAATGCTTCGTTCAAATTCAGAAACCCCAACGGTTTTTCCATCTTTCATTTTTCGCGTGTGCGCCTTTACTTTTTGTTCCACTTTTCCACGGAAACCTTCATTATGAACTTTAGCGTATGGAACATCCTCGCCACCAGCGTGAACGTAGACAGCATTTTCAACAATGCGCGATATACGAATACTTCGCTTTAACTTGGAGGTCTTCACTAGCAACGCACGTCCTGTGTCATCGGCTTTTCCCCATTTGGTTGGGTTTTTTCTTTTTTGCCAATTCTCCGTATTGTCTCCTAGCCACGCCTGACGTTCGAAATTATCAATTGTGAAATTTACCGCCGCTTCTCCAATAATAGGTGGAAGTTCTCGTAATGTTGTGGCCATCTTATCTTGAAACTTTCGCATGGCTTCTTCTGCTGATTTAAACATGATTTAATTGATATTTAAAAAGTTTTGTATATTTGTATGGGATTTAGCTAAAGCGATTTAGTTGTATCCCCCGAAAGTTCAGTTTTTAATAGCTGAACTTTTTTATTTCTTTATCCAGTATTACCCAAACCTCTTTTATTTTAATTTCCTTATTCCTTGACATTAAAAGTTTTTTGGATGATTTGAAATCTTCTTCTAAATCTACTTTTTCAAATAAATGGACAGATTCTTTAGGAAACTGAAGAATGACTATTTCACAACCTTGACTGTTCCCTTGCTTTATCTTGTCAATAATGGAGTTTTTGCCAATAGTGCCCTTATTTCCCAATACTGTTTTAATGTCAGCAACTTTTTCATTCAATAAACCGTCAGGGGTTTTAACTCCTTCAGGTGCTTTTTCTGATAGCATGATAATTTCATTACCTTCATTGAAAAGAATATCTCTAGCTTCTTTTTCGTACTTTCCAGTGTCGCTATTAAAAGTATGTTCTTTATGTGTTGCCTTCAAACCAGAATTATCACCAAATTCTACATCATAATAATTAGAATCATCTTTTAATCGCTGATACTTTTCAAATCGTCTGGAAAGTTCGTCCGCATCTTTCAAAACATCATTAGGTGTATTTTCTATGTACTTATTCTTATCGGTAAAAATCTTACCTGTAACACCTACATTGTTTTGAAAAGCTTCAGGGATTTTTGGTAACGTAAAATTATCGCTTGGTTTTCCGTAGCGTAGTTTCTTGGCTCCAGTTCTACAGTTGAAATGATTGGGCGGAAAATAAAATGCCAGTACAGGATCATCTACTTCAAAAATAAGATTGTGTAATGGCGAACATATTTCGCTGGTGTGGTCATCCTGTACAACAATCAACTGAACATACGGAAAGATGTGTTTATCTCGCTGAATCTCCATCCAAAGCCTTGACATTTGCGCACCAGCAACAATGGTGTCGTACTCGGTTTTTAGATAACGATTCGATTCTCCAACAACAAATAATGCTTCCCTTTTAAACTCACTCCAAGGGCGTAGACTTCCATCTGGACGCAATAAAAGATTATTTAACCGTGCATTATCATTGTGATTCTTTGCCACTGAAAACTGCCAAACGTTATGCTTCAACACTTCACGCATCACATAATCTGGACTATTGTAATCTATTCCAACTCCAAACTCTTCATCAATAGGTTTGATGAGCTCACGCCCTATTTTGGTTATTATAGGCTTGCTTGGCGTACCGTCATAAGCTTTGTTTTGATAAACAGATTCAATTTTTTTGATCCATTCAGCCGCTAACAAATCTGCCCAATCTGGCTGTTTTCCGTGCGAAAGAAAATGACCATGTTCACAAATATTTTTGTACTCGTTATCGAGTTGCAGCCAATCCAGCTCCGCATATAGATAAAAATCTACTGCGGAGCGTGGTCGAAAAAATTCATCATCTTTTCAAAAAGTGATAATTCTTTTGCTTTGACCTTTGTTTTGGCTGGCTTCTTTTTTTCTTTTGGGTCAGGTTCTGGCGTGTCATCGTCATCTTCTTCTTGCTCAGTCTCTTCAGATGGATTGTTTTTTTTCTTTTTCGAGCGTGGAAGTCCTGATGCTTCAAACCACCAATCTTCGTCTACGCCGTCTTCTGTATTTGCATCTACTTTTTCGGCGATATCCATTTTTTCTTTCAGCGATAAATCGTCTTTTTGTGGATATAGGAACCAACCATTTCCAACGGGAAAACCTCTCTTTTCCAATCTTGGTAAAAGTTGATGATTCAAAACCTCGATAACATATTCTCGATCATCTTCAAAAATATCGGATACAGTGTCGGCGTGGACTTCGCCTTGGGCTCTACTGGAACCTTCCTTAGTTGTCATGGTTTGACCTGCTAATCCAATTAATATTTGTTCGTCCAACCACTCTAAAAACTCTTTATGTACTGCGCCATTGGCTGTGGAAGAAATAGAATTAATTTCTGAATTTTTACTAGCAACAACAGAACCGCCTGCACCTCTTTTCTCCATGGTTGCTTCCATTTCTTCCCTTCCATTTTCGTCTTCAGGATCGTATAATGCTGATAAAATAGGAATGCCCCAAAGCTCACAGAATTCAGCGTAATCCGAACCGCCATTTCGTTTGAAAATAGCAAATGGTGCTGCTTCCATTAATAATCCCAAATCGTCATCTTCACCTACATTGAGAAGAAAGTCATCGTTTTCATAACTCCATCCTGTCTCATCTGACAGCTCTTTTAAAATAATTTTCTTCGCTGTATCAAGATTTTTACGAGCGATTTTGTCAACGGTAAAACCGTCAACAAATCCAAGTTCAAGAACCGTTTTTCCAAAAAAACGAGTCAGCAATATTTCACGAAGCATAATTCGAAATGCAGGCGACTTGATGAAGTCTGTCATCTCGTCAACTTCCTTATTGTCGTTGGCAAACTGCAAACCGCCATTGGTTACTTGACGAATTCTTTTACGTACTGCTTCACCGATTACAGGGTCTTTTATAATGTTTTCAAAAACATCATATAATTTCGCACGTTTTCCTTTATCGGCAGATTTAATCCCCGAAACAACGCCGCTAATATCCATTGCATCACGCTTTGGCGGTTGGACGATCATGACTTGCGAAATTTTTGCGCCTTGTGAATCTTGTTTTTTTAATGATGCGGTTCGGAATCCTATTTGTCTTTTTGTCTTCATGGCTAGTATCGGTTTTCTCTTTTGGGATTAGACTTAAAGCTGAACGAAGTACTTTTGTTTGGTTCCAGCTCTTTTTTTGGTAAATTGGCAGGCATTCCTTTGTAGACGGATTTCAACCATGAATTCGCCATGTTGAAACGCTTCTCTTTATCTTCATAGTCAATGGATGGATTTGCTAATCCAATTAGCTTCCACATCGCAATATCTTTGATAAACTCCACCAATAGTGTACTGCGTTGGTCTCCAACTTTGGCGAAAATTGTTTCTGTATCGTAAATTTTTGCTAGGAAAGATTCTGCATATTCTATTGCCATATCAATGGCCGCAATAGCGATGGTTTCATCACTTCTTATAATTGCTTCTATCTCTTCGTCGTAGGCGTGCGTTTTCAGCTCCGCAACGGTAATGTATTGGCTCATGGTTAATATCGGTTTTTAGTTTTTTTAAGGTTAAATACTTTGGGAGGTGCGCTTTGCTGAAATAGGTGTTGTTTATGATTGATAATCCATACTCCACCTTCAACTGCATCAGGAGCATCGTCATGTGCTCGACTTTTTGGAGAAAGAGCTTTGAACTGAAATTCTATTTCTTTCATTTGTGGAGTTCCTTCCAACTCTTCATTAAAAATCAAATGACCATTTCTGTTGAGTGGTTCAAGATTAGATTCTATTCTGTAGAATTTATCAGGTTTATCTCTTTCATCAGCTTTCAAACTCAACACACGATTGTGCTTTTTGTTTTTTTTCTTTAATGATCTTTTCAAAGGTTCGTCAATGCTCGGATATTCTATGTACAGATACACGGCTGCTTTGTCGTTGACAAATTTTAAAATATCGTATTGCCATTCTACCATTTCATCTGTAGAAGTCTGTGCGCACCTTGCCCAAATGATATGATATTGATCTTTCCATTTTCCAATGAGCATCGTTGCTTTAAAGTCATTTTTTTTACCCCCTTTATATGAAGGATCGGTATAAGCCACTAAGTACTTGTACTTGTTAAGCGGTTGCATTTTTCCGAAGTAAATTTCTTTAAAGACCTTACCAAGAACTATCGGATTGTTAAAGTATTCGCCTTGGATGGATGCCATTGAAATTTTAGAAAGAACCCTATCAATAAGTTCTTCGGTATTTTTATTCGGCCAAGTAGACTTTCCGTTTTCATCTCGAATGTTAACGATCTCGTAGAAATCAGCCATCTCCATGGCTTTCTTTATACAGCAGTTTTCTGCGATAATGTTTCCGTTAAACAAAACCAACAGCGGACTAGAAATAGACCTAGTAGCGTATAACGCCTTTTCAAACCAACTCCAATTTTTTTCTACTGTCTCTTCATTTCGACATGCTTCATCGGTGTCGAAGTCATCCATTAAAATAGCATCGGGTCTTACTTCTTCATTTCTTGCACCACGTGGAGCATTACCAGCTCCAACAGCAATAAACATGGCGCCTCTTCTGATGGTGAACTGATCTTCTCGCCAATGCCCATAGTTCTGTTGAGTTCCATAGTCATTGATGATCCTTTGGTTTTTCTCAAAAGCCAATTTGAAAGGCTTTAAAAGTTTAACTGCGGATTCGTTGGTCGCTGATCCTAGAATAATAAATTTCTTCTTCCCTGTTAATGCTAGGTAGATAAATTCCATCATTGCCCGACCCGATTTCGACAACTCTCTTGACCATGGTCTTACCTCATAAAATTCAGGATTATTGAGAACTCTTTTGGTAGATCGTTTATGAAAAGGCATCGGCTCATGCGTACAATACTTATGAAAATAGTATTTAAACCATTCCTCTGGGTCGGCTTCTAATTTTGCAATCCGTTGATGTTTCAAGTCTTCATCCTCAAACTTATCTACCAAATCAGTATTACTGAGGTTTTTGTAATACTCATCCCAGAAATCTAAAGCCAGTTTGTCGTCCTTTGTTTGTTGTTTTACAAAAGCCATTTTATCTGAGTTTAGATTTAATGAAAGAATCAACGTACTTGGAAATCATTTGCGCGTCAGAAAGATCATTTCTACGAACAAAATCCAAGAACTGAGTTAATGCGCTGATGATCTCAGGCAGCAAGGCTTTTGTTTCTAAATCTTTGATATCCCGAATAAGAAAACGTCTCACATTGGCTTCTTTTGAATCCGCAAAACGTTCGCCTTCCTTTTTATTCTTAATTGCGGTGTTGAGTTCCTCCAGCTCATCCAATAGATTTGCAAGCTGTTCTTCTCTCGTTAGAACAAAGTTTCGCTTTAGCTTTTCCCAACCTAAATCTTTGATCCATTCGCCAATTGTCTTTTCCGTAACGCCGACACGTTCTGCAAGTTCCTTCTGTATGGTGATATTATCACGAGTGTATAACAGTTTGGCGTGCTCCTGTAATCGTTCTTTTTCGTCCTTCGTTAATCGTCCTTTTTTTGCCATTTTTTGGTTATTAGTTTTGACAAAATTGCTTCTATAAAGGGGCTTAACGAAGTCGGCAATCTATGACACTCCGTTTTTCAGGGTATCATACCCCCGAATCTAGGGTATGATACTTTGCCAACTTTTTCACCGTGGTTTTTTAGAGAAAATTTGCAGCAACAAAAGCAAACAAAAAGCGATAATAACCATGTCAAAAGCACCATTATTTCTAACCAACGACCAGAACGAAAAGAACTCCTATGGATTTCATGTAGATACTACAGGTATCGATTTGAAAACGAGATTTGAAGGCAATCCTATTTGCTTGAATAATCACTCTAATGATACTAAAGATGTTCTAGGAACTTGGATTGATATCGAAGTAAAGGAGGGCAAACTATTTATGCGACCAAGCTTTGATACCGAAGACACCGCAGGAAAAGAAGTGGTGAGAAAAGTTCTTGCTGGAACTCTCAAAGGTTGCTCACTAGGAATTATGTTCGACCCTAAAGACATGGTGAACGAAAACGGCAAAATCGTACTTAAAAAATGCATCCTGTTCGAAGTATCCATCGTGGCGGTTCCAAGTAACGGAAATGCTATTGCGCTCTTCAATATGAATCAGGAGCCTATCACAGAACAGGAAATCAAATCGCTTTGCCTTTCGCTAAAAACTGCAAAACCATTCAATAACGATAAAACAATGAAACTAATTACCACACACCTTCAACTTGCTGAAGGTTCTACAGAGGAAGCTGTCCTATTGGCAATTAAAGCCGTTGAAAAACAGCTTTCCGATTCTAAAACAGAATATGCCACACTCAAAACAAAGTTTGATGCTTTGGAGACCGCCAACAAAGACAGAAATACGGCCGAATTAACTGCCGAACTGGAAGCGGCTGTAAAAGATGGACGTATTGATGATGCTGGTAAGACTCCAATCTTAGAGCTGTCGCACGAAAGTGCAATGAAGCTTCTAAAATCTTTGCCAAAACGAAAAAGTTTAAAAGATCAATTACAAGACGAAGAAGAAGCCTCGGCAGAATCTAAGTACGGAAAACTTAGTTGGGCAGAGCTTGACAAAGGCAATCATTTAGCAAAATTGAAAGCTGACTTCCCAGATTATTACGCCGAGCGTTTTGAGCTACAATATGGTAGAAAGCCAAACAACTAAGAATTAATAACCATAAAAACTCATTCATAAAATGGCTTTAGAAATTGAAGTATGGCATGATACCATACAAGAAAAACTATTAAAAGACAATGCGTTTTTAACGCAAGTCTCAGATGTATCCGAGGATTATATCATCAATGGTACGATTGTTCACATTCCACAAGCTGGAGAACCATCTGCTGTAGTAAAAAATAGAAGCGTTTTCCCTGCTCCAATTGCAAGAAGAACAGATTCGGAAATTTTATATAAAATTGATGAATATACTACCAACCCTATTTGGATTCATGATGCCGAGAAAAAGGAGCTTTCTTATGACAAACGTATGAGCGTTTTGAGTCAAGATGTTAGCAATCTTTCTCAAAATGTTGCTGAAGGAATGTTAACCAATTTTGTTGTTTCTCCTGTTGGGACTAACAACACACTTCCAGCGGCTAAAATTCTGGAGACTACTGGAGCTGATGTTGTGACAGCCTTAGCAGGGACGGGCTCAACTGGTAATAGAAAGGCTTATTCTCTTAAAGATTTGCAAGTGCTTAAAACAGCACACATCAAAGAAAATTCGTGGGAAGAAGGCAATATGAACGTATTACTTACTGCCGATGCGTCTACTCAAATGTTTCCTGTAGAATCTGCTATTACCGCTACTTATATGGCTTCCGTATCTGAAGCTGAAAGAAGATTGGGTGTTATGTTCAAAGCACAGGGCTTTAATATTTTCGTGAGATCAAGTGCTTATACAGTAGCTGGTGATAACACCATTAAAGCATTTGGAGCTGTGAATGTAGCTACCGATTCTGAAGCAATTATCAGCTGGAACAAAAACATGCTTGAAAAAGCTATTGGTAGAACACAAGCCTTCGAAGATTTAGGTAATCCAGTGTATTACGGCGATATCTATTCATTCTTAGCGAGAATGGGAGGACGTGCAAAACGTAAAGGTTTCGAGGGTGTGTTCCTTTTGAAACAAGCGGCATCTGCTTAATTTTTTCATATCAATTATACCAAATTGAATCTCCTTCGAGGAGGAGATTCAATTCTTTAAAAACTAATAACCGTGAAACTCACTAAAAATTTTAACTCAGAAGAATTTGCTTGCAAGGACGGTAATGAGGTTCCAGAAAAGCTAATCCCAAACGTCCAAAAATTGGCTAATAACCTACAAGCTTTAAGGGATAACGTTGGGAAGCCTATAGTTGTTAATAGCGGCTACAGAACTGCAAAACATAATAAAAGTGTTGGTGGTGCTTCATCTTCTCAACATTTAACCGCCTCAGCTGGAGACATCAGAATCGCAGGTATGACATCAAAACAAGTGTATGACGCAATTCTGAACTTAATCAAAGAAGGCAAGATGCATAATGGCGGTGTTGGTCTTTACAACACGTTTGTTCATTATGACATTCGTCAATCTCCATCCCGTTGGGATTTAAGAACATAATCAAAAGTATGCCGCAACAACTACCGCAACCTTTCGAACAAGAAGATATAAGAAAAGACCCCAAATCGACAGCTATTGCAGATGGGATGACTACTTCTGCGGAAAAATTGGATGTTGATTTAAAATTCAGTCAATATAAAGATGCACTAACATTATTAACTTCAAAATTTCAAAATGCAATCACAGCGATTGAAAATAAAAAAATTGAAAATATCCAAGTTGGCGCTCGTAATTTACTTTTAAATACAGATTTTAAAGAAAACATAAATCATTGGAATGCCTTAGGTTTAGGTGAGCTTTTGAATTGGAATAGTTCAGAAAAAGCAATCGAAATTGATAATGGCGCAAATAATAATGGCGGAACTTTTCAAACGTTAAATCAATTAGAAAAAGGCGAATATACGATCAGTTTTGACGTGAAACCTTTGTTTCAGTCGGGTGCTAATTACGCGATTTCATCCATAATTGGAGGGGATTCAAAAACTGTAAATATCCATACCAATAACGTATGGAAAAGATATTCTTTGACAATAAGTACACAAGCAAGTAATAATTATGTGATTATTCAGCTTCTCAATGCACGACAAAGGCTTCTGCTTAAAAATATCAAGCTCGAAAAAGGTAACAAGGCAACCGATTGGACGCCTGCGCCAGAAGATGTGCAAGCGCAAATTGACACAAATACGGCAAATACTGCAACAGCATTAGCGCAAGCGCAAAACGCTATAAATACAGCCAATAACGTAGCTAATTTAACAAGTTTTCTTCAAACATCAGTACAAGGTAATGTAGTTGGCACAGGAACGCTTTTAGTGGGTGATGTTTTAGGAGCAAATGCAATGATATGTGGTGTTACAGATCGACCAAATGGCGAAAGCATTCGTTTTGCCGCTGGTAAGCCTTATTCTCAAAAATACCTATCTCCTTTCCAAGTGTTAGACAATGGCATGATAAGATTCGTCAATCCTCTTACAGGACAAAAAACTTTTGAATTAGGGTTTAACCAAAACACAAGTAAGGTAACGTTCGACATATATAATGATAATGGAATTAAAGTAGCGAGTATAGGCTCACAAGGTATTATGTTTACAGGCTACGTGCCTGAATCTTACACCAAGAGAAAATTCAGAAAATTAAACACGACATCTTTTATAGAGTCGAATATTTTGGCAGAGTTAGTTGCAAGCATTATGCAAAAATATCATACTGGTAATTATCCTCCGACAGGTCCAGCTACTGATACTACACAATTTTTATATGATATTGGATTAAATGTAGATACGGTAGTGTATGAATATTACGAAGGGCGAAATTTCGAAAGCGCAGATAATTCACAGTATGCAGGGTTTTACACATCAGCGAATAAATTTGGTAATCATATAGACGATGGTATATACTTAAAACAATCTATCGTAGGAGGATTTACACAGATGTCAACTAATAGTTATAATGTTAATTATTTTTGTGAAGCTTATCTATTTCAAAATGGTAGAGTTATTTCTACTATTGAAATTTTTAAAACAATTAACATTTCTAATATACCAAGTCGAAGTACACCTTTCCCATCAGAAGATTATGAATAATTAAAATTAGAAATAATGAATTTAGAAATCACCAGCACTTCAATTACAGTGCAAGCAAGAGAAATCGTAAATGATAATACAGTCAATTACGCATGGAATTTTATAGAAGGACAATTGCCACAAGCAATTAATTTTAACGTCCAAAGAGGCGTTTCTGGAGGAGATAATCCTTTCACAGGTAACAATGTAATCTCAGGAGCATATTATCCTGATACTGGCAAGTATGACGTTAATAATAACTATTTCACAGAAGGTGATTTTACTTTGTATCAAAGTATTTTAACGACTTGTAAAGGTATTGTAACTGATGTACAGAATAGAGGATAAAAACATCCTCCGCTTTTAAAAAGAATCTCACCCCTTTAAAAAATGAACCCGCAGGCTACGGAGGACTTATGTCTTCTGGAGCTTGCGGGTTTTTCATTTTGTGGGGTGAGAGAGGCAAAGATAATAATAAACAATTTTAAAAACTAATATTTATGAAACAGTACACACAGGCGCCTCTACCATTTCAGGGGCAAAAAAGAAATTTTTTAAAACATTTCAAAACAGCATTAAACGAGTTTTCGCCAACGGCAACTTATGTTGATCTTTTCGGAGGTTCTGGGTTACTCAGTCACACGGTCAAAAACTATTATCCCGATGCAAAAGTCGTTTATAATGATTTCGACAATTATTCGGAGCGTATTGCTAATGTCGGTAAAACAAACGCCTTATTAGCTGATTTACGCCCAATTTGCGCCAAAAATCCCAATCGAAAAGAAAGATTAAACGATGATCTTCACGCTGAAATTATCGCCCGAATATCCAAAGAAAAAGGCTTTATCGATTGGGTAACAATTTCATCCAATTTACTTTTCTCAATGAACTATGCAACCAATTTTGAAGCATTTAAAAAGGAAAAATTTTATAATAAAATAAGACTTTCAGATTATAATGCTGATGGATATTTGGATGGTGTAGATAGAATAACAAAGGACTATAGAAACTTATTTGAGGAATATAAGAATCATCCAAATGTGGTTTTTTTAGTTGACCCACCCTACTTGTCTACTGATTGCTCTACATATAGCCGTCCCGATTATTGGAAGCTATCGGACTATCTTAATGTTTTGAAAACTATTGAGGATCAGTCGTATTTCTATTTTACATCAAATAAATCACAAATCATAGAACTCTGCGACTGGATGGAGAATCACTCCTATGCTCGCAATCCATTCGCAGATGCAACGATTAAGACTGTTGGCAATCAATTGACTTATAATGCTAGATATGAAGATATAATGATTTATCGGAATAATGATTAAACGTTGTTTAAACTAAATTTAAAAGCGTCCTATTTGGACGCTTTATTTTTTATAATTTTCAGAAAAATTGTACGTTTTGCTTTAAATTATTGTACTTTTTGATTTGGCGTTTATACACATCGGCTATGTTACTGCTAAATTGAACTTTTCGTCCAATTTATCCGCCACTTCGCCAATGCGTTTTCCGTTATCGGCAACTGCAAAAAAAAGTTCCCAATAAGAAACATCTATGAAATATAAAATTAAGCAAACATCCCCTTTTTTATACATTGTCACATTTATGTTAACATTTTTGATTGGCTTAATAATTTTAATTTCAATCACAAAACATGAAATAATTCCTAAAGGACAACCATTAATTTTCAT